AATTAATTTACTTATTAATATATAATTTTTTAATTAGAGTATTTTTTATTATATTTCATTATGGACTATAATAAAATATTTTTTGGTATACTATTCGGTATATTCGGACAAATCGGAACATTTTTACAATTACAAGGATCTTACAAGTATGGTTGGCACGAAAAGTACCAATGGATTATTATTTTGGCAAGTGTACCTCTCGGTTTTTTGTACATTAAGTCTGTCAATTATTTTATCGAAGGATTTGGTGGACAGATATGGCCAAGTAGGTTAATTGGGTTTGGTGTCGGTGTAATCATTTTTACTTTGATGTCATATTATATCTTTAAAGAACCGTTGAACCTTAAAAACGTATTGTGTTTAATATTAGGGTTTTGTATTGTTTTGATCCAACTTTTTGTTAAATAGAAAATATTCGTTACATTTGTTATGAAATATTAAAACATGACAAAAAAAGGAAAAAAAATATCTGAATTTTATGAAGTGATTTGTGATGAAGGCACTATAAAATATGAAGATTTTAAAAAGGCGGAAGAAAAAGTGAAAAGATTATACCAGTCAGAATCTTTTGGGTATTTAGTAAAAAAAGAAATCGACGAAACTGGTAAGATTTTATCTGAGTTGTTCGTCGGATAAGTTATTATGAAATCATTATGGACATTTGGTTGTAGTTACACTGAGGGTTACACAGAGACATCTAAAACCTTTCGAGAGTATAAGAGTTATTGTGGAGATAAGTTCCCAAAAACTTGGCCAGAAATACTCGCAGATAAATTAGAATTGGAACTTAAGAATAGAGGTGAAGGTGCAAGTGGTAATCATCAAATCTTTCAAGAGTTTTGTAAACATTCAAATGAATTTTCACAAAATGATATTATAATAATTGGTTGGACATTCTTAGAAAGATATAGAATTGCAAAAGATGATCAAACGTGGATAAAACTTGGTTCAGGTAAGATCAATGAACAAATACCAATTTCAGAAGAATGTCATGAGAGTTTAGTAGTAAACAGAACACTAAAACCCTACATAGACGAAATATACAATTATCAGAAATTAATAGATAGATTTTGTGAATCATTATCGATCAATGTTTATTATTGGACAATGATAAACGAATTGATATATGACCAACCAAGAGACATTCTAAATAATAGGAAGTATCTAATAAATGATTTGATCAAAGATCAATATGATAATGTTTTTACCGTATCAAAAAAATACGGTGGGTATAATATATTTGAAGAAACAAATGAATTAATTAACGATTTTCATCAAGGCGGAACCGGACACAAGGTTCAAGCAAATTTATTTTATAAATATATAGTAGAAAATAATCGCAAGTGGACAAGTCTTTGATTATCAATTTGTTATAGAAATATTTTGTGATATCATAAATAATCCATACATTTGTGTATAATATCAAAGTATGAAAAAGTTTTCTTTTTTTAGAGGTTATGAAAATTCAGAATCACCAAACGTGATTTCTTATGCTGAATATCACAGATTAAGAGATCAGATGGCAGAAGAACAATATAGAATCAATTTCTATAAACAAATGATGGAAAGGGAACATAAACCATACCATAGGAAAATCATTAGTTATTTCAAAAACAAAAGAGATAAACTAATTGAAAACTTCATGATTTTTATAGGGTCAATTGTTGCTTTTATATTCTTATTGGCCTTTATTGGTTTTATAACAATGTTTTTTAAATAACATCACTTAAATTTAAGTTACATGGGAAACACAATTCAACCTATCAAACCATTAGAACCTATCAAACCTCTTGAACCAATTAAACCATTAAAACCAAGAAATTAATATGTTTCTTGTTTTTTCGAATATTTATTATTACATTAATAAAATAAATAAAATTCGATGAGACAAAACAAACATATTACATCATCATTTAACTGGTCAAAATGGTCAGATGATCGTTCTACGTCCAAAAGTCTCAGAAATTAAAATATTTAAAGTTGTAAACTTTAATACTAACCCTGAGACAAAAATCTCGGGGTTTTTTATTTTATAAATGGTTTAATGTCGGAAATATCATGCATTAGTTAACAAAAATCATTTTAATGCATGAATTAAACGACAAATTTGCGGGTGTGGTGCAATGGTTAGCATAGAAGTCTCCAAAACTTTTGATGGGAGTTCGAATCTCTCCACCCGTGCACAAAATAAAAATTATGGAACAGGATAACGTTTTAAGTAGATTAGTACCAAGATTAAAAAAGATAGGGATTACCATTGAAATGGTTGGTAACTATCCTTGGATCTATCTTGAGAAAGTTAATGGTAATAGAATCCAAAGGGAAGATTATTTCTGTGGGAATCACGGATTTACAATTGCATTCCTACCAATTAAGAATGATCAAAAAATGGAACTAACAGATATAAAAGAAGTTTTTAAAGTAATAAGAAAATATAAATAAAATGGAAACTGAAAAATTAGAGTTTATGATGAAGGCAGATGCCCAATTCAAACAACTTAAAGAAGAAAGATTAAAAAGGATTAAAGAATATTGGAATAATGAATTACCAAAATTCAACGAACCACATGATGTTCCAGATCTACCACAAGTAGATGAAAAGGAATGGAAAGAATTTTATGTCCCTAAATTAATTGAGGCTGGTGCCATTCCTAAGAAAGATTTGATTGATGGTCAAATTTACATCGGTAACCACAGAAATACTACGGTTGCAAGATGGAATCAAGAGACCAATAAGTTTGATCATATGAGACACAAATTTGGTTGGAGAGAGGATGTGTGTAATCATTTTGAAGATGATGATGGGTTTGCGTTATTTGTTCCAATTAGATTAGGAACACAAGAAGATTGGGATGAAAAAATAAAATAATTAATCAGTATATTTTGATTTATAAAGAAAATTATTTATCTTTGTATATATCGCAAGGTAGAGCAGCGGTAGCTTACGAGGCTCATAACCTCGGGGTCGGGGGTTCGAGTCCCTCCCTTGCAACAAAACAGGTGACGACGGCGGTGAAACCCCACTGTCTATAAATCTCAACACCCGCCTTGATTCGCGGTATTATAGCGGTGAGAGTAGAGTTACTATAAGTCGGGAGTAGCTATCCAATGACGAAAATGTAACCACAGATATAGAGATATATTTGTTATGATGTACAAAAGGGTACGAAAAACCTGTTAAAGGATCGGTAGTTCAGTTGGTTAGAATGCTGCCCTGTCACGGCAGAGGTCGCGAGTTCGAGTCTCGTCCGGTCCGCTCGAAGAGTTTTATAGATTTTCAAACCCATTATGGGTCTCAATCGAAAATCCAATCATTGTCTCACTGGTGATTGGGCTAAATGTGAAAGAAAAAATCTATACGGAGAGATGGCAGAGTTGGTCTATCGCACTTGACTTGAAATCAAGAGAACGGGAAACTGTTCCGTGGGTTCGAATCCTACTCTCTCCGCATTAGAAAAGTATTTATTACTATGATCATCGTAGTAATAGTTAGTGGAATGTTAATTGGATATATTGTAGGTTGTTTTTTTCTCGATAGATGGATTAATAACGAATCAGAACACATAGATAACCAATAAATAAAACTTATGACACCAAGGCAGTACAATGAATTAATGAGACAAGCTGATGTTCTTGAAAAAGATAAAATAAACAAAGAATTTCATGATTTGTGGGAACAGTTTACAATTGAAAACCCAAATACTATTGGTGGTTTTAAAGAACAATTTGAGTCATTTAAATGGTTGTGGTTTAAATTAAAAGAAAATAAGAAATATTAAATATTTAATTAATATAGGTGACTAATCATAACCCCTTGAAAATCAAGGGGTTTTTTATTTTGACAAACTCGGAAGCAAAACACGTCCAAACTCGGAAGTTACGAATAAAATTATTTTAAAATATTTTGTGATATCATAACTTTTATGTATTTTTACATTACAATTAAATCATTGAAGATGAAAAATAAATCAATTGTAAACCAACTGAAAAATTTTCCTAAAGATTCAGAAGTGTCTTTGAAATTGAAATTAACAAAATACTCTTTGACTGAGATTTGTTATCATTCAGGCATTTGGGACGGTAAAAACTTTTTTTGTGAGTCACAATCAAATTGGAAACATTCGGAAGCCGAATCATCTGAAGTTAATCTCGAAGAACTTATTGAATTACTATCGAGTAAAACAATAGATGAGATGTCAAGTGATAATTTTTCAAACTTATCTTTAGGTGATTCCACTGATGGTAATATTGAGGTTAGTGAAATTGAATGGGAAGGTGATATAAATGAAGAAGAACAATCGGATGTAGATCCAATGGATCTATATTGGAATTCTGATATTAATGATTCGGACATTACATTTGCACCAAGTTCAATTTGGTTTATGGAAATTGATGTCAATGGTGAAAAGTTTTCAATTGAAAATTAAAACACTCATATGAAAAAGATATTCTTGTTTTTATTTGTTATGATAGTTTTAACATCATGTAATCCCATGATGCACATTATCGGAGTCGGTATGAGAAAATTCAATACCTCTCAAAACAAATATTCAAAATCAAATCCATATTACAAACCCAATCAAAAAAATAATTAGTTATATGTTAATCAGATCCACCATATTATTAATTTTTTTATTCTCATCTATAGTTGGGATGTCTCAAAATAATATCGACAAAGACTCCGTTCAATATTATTTTACAAAGATTCTTAATAACTATAGACAGTCTAATGGTTTATCTAATATTAAACTAAATGATAAACTAAAACAATTCTCGGATGATCATGCAAAATACATGGCAACTATTAATAGAGTAACTCATGGTGAAAATGAATATAGTTTCCATAATCGATTTAATAAAAATTTTGTTGGATATGGAGGAGAAAATTGTAGTGAAGTTTTAATATCAAAAAACATAAGATCTAATTTCAATAATCTAAATGTTGTTTTAGACAAAATAACAACACAAGGAATAACTAATGAATTGTTTGCACAATACACATTCTTAACTTGGAAGAATTCAAATTCACACAATAAATTTCTTTTAGATAAAGAAGTAACGTGTTTTTATCTTTCATATGAGAAAGTTAAAAACACGTACTATCTTGAATATTTTGCAATGAAATAATTACCACTTTGGACACCTCGCGAATTTAGGTGTGACACTCATCAATCTACCAATTCTTATAGTCGGAAGTTCAAAACGGAAACTTGGTATTTCGATATGTAATTTTTTTCTACCTGTTGCGGTAAATCTAATAATGTAATCATTAACAGTTTTGGGTTCATATTCATCAGGAGACCCTGGTGTGGTTGTAACACTCTTTGATTCTTTTTTTGTATCGATAACAAATTGTAAATTTATTTTAGTGTATTTGTACTGATCATAACTTTGTTTATCTGCCATGTTTCCCGACCATTCAGGACCACTTGTACCATCCCCATTTTGACCATTGGAATTGATTGATATTTCTCCTTTAGAAAAATCAATTGAATTTCTTTTTAATTCATTTAAAACATAATTACGAGCAGCTTCCGCTCTTGCCTTAGACAACGTCATAAATGTTGGACATGCTGCATATGGTTTTTTTGTTCTTGGATCTATTGCACAATCTTTTCCATAGTTGATAAAATATAACCCGGTTCAATAACCTCATTTGTGACAGGTTCTGTTCCTTTTTTTACTAATTGTTTTTCTATTGTTTCCACATTGTCAACAACAATTTTTTTATCTTTTACCCCTCTTTCACTTTGAAAATCCAATTGAAAACGTTTTAAAACATGAAAATAAAACTTACGTAAGTTTTCATCTGAACTTTGTGATAATTTATTGAACGCATCTTTAGAATCAGGATCCATTCTACTTACCATAGATTCAACAAGTTTGTAATAATCTTTGGATTCGTCTTCTTTAATTGCACCAGCGGCACCGTATTTTTTTATTTCTTCTCGAGTCCGTGCTCTATACAAGTACGCACGTCTTTCTAAATCAATTAGTTTTGCGTTTATGTATTGTCTTTGAGTTTTAGGATCTTTTGTGGAATAGAAAAGATTTATATCTTTATTTTTTTCAATTGATATAAGTTGTTCAGATAAGATATAGTGATTTTTAGTCGCGTCTTGGTGTAATTTTAGAATTCTTTTAGATTCTTCTTCACTTAAATTAAAATTCTGTTTTATCATTTTAAGAGTTTTTTATATAAATATTTGAAAAGTTATTAGGTTTTATAAATATATTTATTAAGAGTGAATTTACAAGAAAACATAGAAAGAATCAAGGAAATGATGGACATTTCATCACAAAATGTCAAATATGATGCTATTCTTATTGGTGGATTAGATTATAGAAAGGATAAAAAGGGGAAATTAATTGACAAAACTATAGATGAACAAGTAGAATTATTAAAACAAGGTTTTGGGAAAGATAAAAAGATAAAAGGTTTTCAATTTAATGTCAGTTCTTCTACATTACTTGAATTTTTAGAGACGAATCCCAAAGTTCCTGTGTTTTTATTCAGTGCAGGTTGTAAAATGGCTTTTGATATATCAAGAAGTCCATTTGTGGATAAGAAGAAGATTTACATAATTGAACCTTGGGGTCTTGGGGAGATCACTCCTAATATTGTAAAAAATGCGGTTAAAGGTGGTGTACCACCAAGACATGTATTTGTTGGAATAAGTAAAGGTACGGGTGTTGGTATTGTAGATGGGGCTGTCCCATCTGGTGCAACAGATCATTGGAGTGCACTTACTCTTGTGGGTAAAATGATGAGTACAAAATAAAACATATTTTCTCTATTTATATATAACATGAAGAAGATTATCATTACCGAATCACAATTAAAAAGAATATTTCTCGAAGAACAATCTGAGGAATATGTTGAACATAAACTTTATGAAGATCATTTGGTAAAGACCACATATTTTGCACCTAAGGATAAAATCTCAAAGTTATTTCATGGTCATGGGTATACATTTACAATTGATATTTTAAACAAATCAAAATTACCTATGACTCTTTTGGCTAAGACACCATCAGATTGGGGTTATAGAGGAGAAAAAGATTTGAATTTTTCAAAACATGCGGTACGTCCAAATGATTTAGGTGAGGTTGAATTGATGTTAGTTTATCTTTTCAAAAACCAAGTAGAGAAGAAACTATAAATTATTGTAAAAAGTTTTATAATGATGGTGTTTTGAACAAAGCTAAATCAACAGTATTGAAGTGGTTAGATGACCCAATAACCATTCAAAAATATATAAAGAATTGGGATATGTCAAAATCTGTAGTGGATTATTATTTTCATCACTATAAAAAGACAATAAAAGATGTCAAATTAGAATATGTGATTGATCCAGATGGTGAATATTTGGCCCAAGTTGCACCAAGAAATTTTAACAAAATATTCAATACTGCAAAGTTTGTTCCTGTAACAATAAATTGTGTTGATAAGTATTTAAACCAATCTTTAAATGCGAAAGATTTTGAATCGGTATTAATACATGAGATGCAACATTTATTTAATTTAATACATCCATGGCATCCTGAGTCTGAATCACCGATAAAAAAAACTTCTAATCTTTACGACATAGCAAAATCACAGATAGGTAAAATCACAAATACTGATCAAAGTTTTTATATTATTAAAAGATTAATTAGTGATGGATTTAATGAAAAAGACGCAAAAACCTTGGCCACGGATTATGTTTGGTCAAGTTATTTAAAATCACATACAGAATATTTGAATAGTGGTAATGAACTTGCGTCATTCGTATTAGGACTAAGAAGATCTTTAAATTTAAGACCAGGACAAGAAATTACTAAAGACAATATTATTAAGAATATAGATAATCCAAATGCGACTTGGATAATAAGATTCTATATTAAAAGTGAATTACCTCTTGAGACATTCCTATCAAAAATAAATTCATATGCAAAAAATGAACCAAGAAGATCAGACACCTACAACGTTTAACAACATAAAAAATGTGGCGTTCACCATATATTTTATTTTGGTTACAATATTTTGTTTTTTTCTTTTTTCATTAATAGAAGAGAAGGATTATGAACTAAAAGAAAAAGAAGAACAGATTCTTGAATATAGTATAATGATTGACAGTTTGATGGATGAACAACATTATTTCCTCGAGTATTTAAAAATTGAAAAACAATGGAACTATCCGAAAGAGAAAAAGATGACATATGGGCAGGAGTAATTGTGATTACTATGGTGTCTTTTTTTATTATCATGAGTTTTATCTCAATATAAATCCGGCCACTAACTATATATTGGGTATAATGTGATCCAAGATTTGACCTTGGACTCCTTTGGTATAATGGCAACACTGATGTTTATTATATCCATTATCAACCAACCACCGATTAAATCCAACATCGAACTTGATGTGTTTACCGCATTTTAATAACTGATCCGACCATTCGGTGTTCTCGTTGTAGATATAAAATATCTTAACTCCCCTACTTTCCAACTGTTCAAAGATTATATTGAATTGGTGGAATAGTCTTCTATTATAATCCTCACTATAATCTAAAAGGTGGGTGATGATATCAAACATATGTTTTTCATTAGTCAGGATCTTTCCATTCTCGTCCATACCATCCACATAGAATCTGTTGGTTGATTTGATTTCGTTATCGTTTTTATCGTAGAAACATCCTCTAACGAAATAACTGAAGTTAAAGAATAGGATATCATTTGGTTTGAACTCGAATAGTTTTTGTAGGAGACGATGGAGGATCATTTCGTTGGATCCGCCGGGGAGTATACTGTTATTACAATTATATTCATAACCAATTCTATGGGACAGAAGTTCAACGAAGTGAGGTTCCTTATTTTCTGTGTACCCATAACTGTCCCCGAAGTGATATATTGTGTTCATATGTTTAAATAATAAATAAATTTTGGGATATTGCGAATAATATTATATATTTGGGGTATAATACTAAATTATGGATATGTTTCAATTTATTTGGGGATTCTTAATAGGAATCGGAGTAGGTTTTATAATTGGGTTGCTTATAGCAAAACGAATTGTAAAAGATACAATTAGAAAAGTTTTAAATAATGTGAGACCATGAGCAATTTTAATTTGGTACCAGACAACGGTAGTTTGACAATGAAAGGAAGTGGTTTGGTGAAAATCAAAACCCGAATAAAGATTTATGGTACGGGTACGGAATTGCCGGTGGAGATTACTGCAGACTTTAACAACATACCACATCATTTACACCAATCCTATCTTCAATCCTTAACCTACCAATACAATACATCGGTTAGTGTATATAACAACACAGAAGAAGAACCATACCCAATGACAATTAAAGAGAGACAAAGGGAATGGAGATTGAATAAGATTGTGGATATTATTTGTAAAGGATTAAAAAAATAAAATATGTCAGGAGATATTGAAATGGGTAAATGTGATTTCTGTAAAGAAATTAAACCTGTACAAAGAACGTACTTGGAACCAACCAAATATTCAAAACCCGAACATCCCAACAATGTTAAATTATATAATGAGGGTAATTACTTTTTCATTATAAGAACTTGCAGTGATTGTGGTGAACCAAAAATATAAACATATGTCACAATCAGATGGGATTTTATTTTTTATTGCAATATGGATTCTTGGATTTTTGGCTGGATACTTTAAAGGAAAAAATAAATGATAGACAACATTGAATTAATAAAACCATTATTAAACTTTGAGAAAGAAGGTGACTTCTATATGCTTTATGTTTTCAAACGTAAGAAAGATCAACCAGAGGATGAGAGAGATAATCATCAGTCGGTAAGAACTATTAAAACATATTGTATTGAAAGTATTGATCATCTTAATAGAAGGTACGATGAAATCAAACAGTTATGTGAAATGTTCAAAGCACGTGCATACATTCATGTTCAGAAACAGAATCACTTTGACGTATCATTGAGTATGATGGTTGATCTTGCTCAACGAATTCAGAATGGACAACACAATCAAAAAGGATTGTTTGATAGTGTTGTTGGTCAAATTAAAACACAAGAAAAAAGATGGATTGTTGATTTAGATACAAAGGATGAAAATGAAATTGTAAGAATGACTAAAGTAATCAATGTTACAAGACCTGAAGGTGATAAAATTGAGGCAATTATTCCTACAAAGAATGGTTACCACTTTATCACTAAAAGATTTGATGTTCAGATGTTTGGTAATGTTTATCCTGATATTGATATTCAAAAAAAGAACCCAACATTACTTTATCTTCCAAATTCTTTAAATTAGGAAAATAATATGATACAAAAACTTTCAATAAAAGGATGGAGAATAAACTTTGTTTTCAGACACAAGTTTGAAAAAGAAATGGAACTCCTTGACAAAATGCGTTGGAATAAATACGAACTTGGACTTTGGTTTAAGAAATACAAAGCAATTGGTCGTCCCAAAGAAGGTCCAGCAATAATCGGAAAGGATGCACATTTAACCAATTGTTATATGTTCGGAGTTGAGTTACTCATTTGCAAGTTTTGGATAGACATTTCCTATAGACCACTCACATTAAAGATTGATTAAATTTTAAAAACAAATAATATGAAAAATCAAATGATTGAAACTGAAATTAACTATGACTACATCAATGCTTTGGTAGAAATTGAACAAAAAAAAGCAGAGTATGAAATGGGTCATCCGTTACCAACAATAGCACAAACATTTATTGAACTTGGTCAAAAAAGAGGTATAGCCATAGATATTGAGTATGGCGTATCTAAAAACACGGTTGGATATTTTATTACCGCCTTTGACAAGAGATTATTTCTACCTGATTTATGGATAGAAGATAATTCTCCTTCTAATGTAGCTATGGCTACACAATGGTTTGAAAATATGCTCAACAAATTATCTTCCCCTAACACACAAAACAAATAATATGAAACTATATACAGAAGAACAAGTAAAGAACTTTCTTAAAGAAAGAACATTTATGACAGAAGATGCTATTGATAAATTATGTGCTCCTTTGACACCAATAGAACTACCAAGTGATGAGTATATTGATGAAGTATTTCAACCAATGACAGAGTTACACCAATATTACAAAGATGGGTTTATTAATGGTGCTAAATGGATGAAAGAACAAATACTTAACCAAAACAAATAATATGTCACAACAAACACCGGTGGAGTGGCTTGAGAAATTATACAAAGAAGGGATATTGATTCCCAAATCATTTGAATTGGCCAAACAAATGGAACAAGATATTATCTCCGAGTCATGGAACGATGGAAATCTAATTGGAAGGAATGGATGGATCATAGAGGAATATAGCACGGGGAAACAATATTATAAGAAGAAGTATAAGGATAAATGAAATCATTTAAGTTTTTGGATAACAATGGGGATGACTACACCTTAATACCTGATGAAACGGCATCATGGATGTGGCATAATGACTTTATGTTAAGAGATAACATAGAGGGTTACACTTGGCAGTTAAAAACAATTAGGTGTGATGGAATAATCAATTTTTTGAATCAGTTTCCAAATTTGTACATTGTTCCCGTATATTCGATCGCGGGGAATAACATTCGTCACGATTCATTTAATCAGGGACACGGCTGGGGTTTTAATATACAAACGGAACATTTAAATATAGAATACTTTCAATTGGTACCAAATAATTAAATAGTTTAGGTGATAGTGTGTGAAGATGGAGAAATATAATAGGATATTTATAAGGATATGGATAAGATTGACACAGAACATAAAAAAGGAATACGTGATCTTGCGATTATGATGGAAATTATCATAAGAGATGGAATGGAGGATATTCATGCGAGTGGTGAACTTGATCAGGAGGATATGAAGAGTATGAACATATCCCTAAGAAATAATTTCTTTACTTATTTAACAAGAACTAATAAATTTGACATCCATGATGTTCACGGTATGTTAAAGAAGGTCATGTTACCATTTCGTGATAAGGTTAAAAATAAACGAAACTTTGATAAAGCACTTTTAAATGCGGTTCACGAATTGAGAACAATATTAAAAGACGCCCTTAAAGACCCGAGTATTTTAAGTATACTATATGCGAGGGTAAAAGGATTTAAGTACGAGGAACCTGAATTTATAATATGAAAATCTTAATCACCGAGCAACAGTATAATAGATTGATGGAAGGGTTTGTGGACATTCCGGTGGAGGAAGATATTACACTTGAACTATGGGAAGATAAGAATAGATTGGAACTATCCACAATAGTAATTCCCAAACATCTAAGAGGTCAGGGTAAGGGAACTGAGATAATGAATAAGGTTATTGAATACTCCGAACAAGTTAACAAACCGATCTATCTAACCCCTGACACCAGTTTCGGGGGAACATCTATAAACAGACTTAAAAGATTCTATAGAAGATTCGGATTTACAAAGAACACAGACCAAGAGGTTTCACATAGTATGGTGAGATATCCTAATTAAGAAAGTCCTCACCTGTAATGGGTGGGGATAATTGGGAGAGAATAGAGAGATAGGTACCAGAAGACAGGAAAGATTTTCACTTCTTTAAAGGTTCACACTTTCCCGAATAGATCCCCTGAAGGGGTCCGTCAGGACCCCGTAAATTACCCCCGATTTATTCCGTCTAACTACCCTGAAAACCCTATAAAATTCCCCCTGTTTTTAGGTACATTTTGTCGTAGTTATTTTATATACAGATATAACCATATAAACTTGTTAAATTCCGTGTAGGATATATACCAGCCACGATTTGGGGAAAAAGTGGGGAAAAGTGGTAATATGTGGGGGATTGACCCTTGCGTGAATTAAGACCCATATTATAAAAATTTATATGCATAACTGTTATTGCGGGGTCCTTCGGACCCCTTCAGGACTGACATAGTGTCCGTTTTCATTATATATACGTATATATTATATGTGTAATACGGTGAGTGTCATACGATTAGTTTCTACTTAACATAATCGTAGTTATAAGACACAATATAACCCCCTCACGTCATACGAACGGGATGAAGGGCCACCGAAGGTGGCCCGTAATTCTGTTTAACTTTTTAAGATCGTTGTTTAAACAACTATTAATATTGTCTGGCAAATGTCATACGAAGTTTTTGCCAAACAATATTGGCGAGGACCAGTCTGACCCCAGTGTTGTCATACGAATGTTGTTTGGCAAAATGGTCGGGTATTAACTAAAGTCGATTTCGTATTTAGCGAACTGTTTTTTTAGGTGATCTTTAATTTCTCTATAAAGGTCCCAATCATCAGTTGCTGTAAGTGGTTTCCCGTCATACGACTCAAATGACGCAGTAAGTGAAATACTATAATCGGGGATGATGGTATTTGTTCGAGGGTCTATCAATGTTGCGGGATTATAGTCGTATTTGCTGGTTGAATATAGATATATACCATTACCCATACCCATTCGTAATACGTATGGTTTCCCTTTGTACATACCCTTGGATAATGCTTTGAGAATTACTTTTCCTCTTTTAACGGATCTTAATCTTTCCTCATCAAAATTATCAGAGAACTTAGCAATTAAGTTTTCAGGGATAACAAGTGTATTACGAATGGCCTGTCTTTGAAAACTATTTAAATCATTAAACGACTTAACCTCTTGTTTGGGTACGTCGAATATGTTTTCCTGTATTGTTTGTCCGTGACCGAAAAGAAACTTCATATCTAATTCCGTCATCAAAGTTTTTGCAACCTGACTTGGAATTACTTCTCTTAAATTAAAATTAAACGAACCATTGTCATACGTTCTAAACCCTTCGATTGGATAATCCACATCTGGCATTGACATTGACATTTTACCATTACCTATGGCTTCATTGGTGAACAGGTGTAATCCATGTTTTATACCTAAGTTATATATGTGTACAAAAATATCGAACATACATGTGGGACTTATTTGTGCACCTCCGTCTAATCTAAAATCAGGTAATATTCTTAAGTTACCCTCATGGGAACTACTTGAGCTGATTGCACATTTTGCTTCAGCGTTTTCAATTCTGAAGTCTAACGATGAAAAGTCTTTTGAAATTTTAAATATAGCCTCTTCAAAATCAACCTTACTATCATTGAATTCAAATTCCTTCTTTGGTTCTTGGTTCTCCCCGTCTTCCATTAGTATGTCATACATCTTGATCATAATAATAAATACTTTTGCCAAACAATATCTACCGTCTTCTTGGATCCTGAATCAGGAGACACTGTTTAATAAAAAAATCCCAAGTGCAGACTTGGGGGTCTACACGTTGGGATTTAACGACCGATATATAATTAAAGGGCTTTAAAACCCTCAAATCATATATTAGGCTGTTGCAAGGAGCTGATTGCGATAAGCAATTGCATTTCTCTTAGAAGAGAAATTCTTGCTGTATTTAGTTCCAGCTACACTTACACGTACACGATAGGATGAACCATCGAAGTACACATTGCTTGAAACCGGTACATAAGTAGTTTTAGTACGACGGTTTCGGTTGGTTGTTGATTTTTTCATATAACATTTGGTTTATATTAAAATATAACATCCAAAAGTCATAAAAAAAAATATCCGGCAACTTTTTTTAAAAAAGTTTTTGCCAAGCAATATCGCCCGATCATCTCCTCCCTCAGGGTTTCTTCTTATATCGAGAACCCCACTTGATGGACATGTATGCATCATACCTGTGTCTCTTCATCCCATTGAAGAGAAAGTACACAAAGTAGTAATCCCAAATCCATTCCAACTCTTTAAAGAACTTCTTCATAAGCATAATTTTGCCAAACAATATCCGACAGACTCATCCTGATCTGAACCGTCAGATATTATTATGATACTCGAGATCTTCTTTGTTTATTGATTCAAGATTGAACTCATCGTACAATTGTTTCAGGACCCTGAGTTCACCTTCAGATCGATACTCTTCTTCAGGGCTGTCGAAATATCCTAAATCAATTCTGTTTGTTAATGAGTCGATCTTAGTAACGATCCACAACATTAAAATGGGTTTATTTATCATGATATAATAGTTTTACAATTTTATGGGACAAAAAAAAGGACTCTTGTTAGAGTCCGTGTAAAGCTGGATGAATCTTTCCTTTTACTCCCCTTGGTCGATACTTACCCTCCTCATCGATGTAGAAGTCAATAATCAATCCAACCACCTTACGGTTAACTCTTGCCACATACAGTGTATATGACCCATCTCCAATTCCTGAACGAGTCACCACACCATTTTCATATGAACCCCACTCAAGTTTTGCTAAAGTGATCTTACACATCTTCAGGTACCAATCGTCCCCGTCTTTGGTGACAGGAAGCTCGAACGGTCTTCCATCATATGTTTCTGTTGGTACATCCATATCAATACCGTCGACTCTGTAAGTTTCCTTACTGAAGATACCGGCCTGACCTGAATCAACACCAATCTCAGCAGAATACTTTCTCCACGTGAGATCCTGATCAAGATAATCCTCGTGGATAGCTGTTAGATACGCAATTCTGTTGCCCCAACCATCTGTTTCCATTTCAGTGGCATTAGCAACATAGGATCCAGGTAATACATTCTTTACAATGGCTTGGCACCAAGTTGGAATGGTGTAGCAGGGATCGGATACTACTACTTCTTTTCCGAGTGTGATTTTGTTTGTCATACGAATCAGGGTTTTAATGTTTCTAATATTCTTTCGTAAATCTTTCTTGTTAAAGAACTGTCCACTGTTCCACCAGGTATTACACGGTCCCTACAGACGATATCACCTGATAAACAATCAACCTCTTTTACCAAAACAGAATCAAAAAGTATTGGAGATGGGAATCTAACAATACCCTTTGTTCCTTTTGATAATCCAACTTGGAGTGCTTCATTTCTAAGCTCTAAGAATTCCATATGATAAAGGTATTACATTAACTGGAATATTCCAAATTAATTTGTGATATTTTTATAGATGCTTTCGTACTTCTTGATATTCTCCTGAATTTCAACATCCATAGCTTTTACTAACTTGGAATATGCTTTATCCATAAAGTCCTGATTGCCAGACAATTTATCAAGATCACCGTCCCAAAACTCGAGGTTATCTACAATGACACGTATATCCTTAGTTGTCTTATCAGTTCTAAAAAATGGACAACGAGCGTAGATATATTCATTACGTACTATGTTGAGCTTGATGTCATCGTTCGTCAGATTTTCCTTGGACCTGATTTGCATGATGATCACTTCAAGATCAGCAAGTTGCTGAATCTCTGTCTTTGTCTTCGTGATTAGATCCTGATATGATTTAACAAACTGACCCAACTTCTTGGATTCCTTATTTGCCAGTGAACTTCCATAATCCATGAACCTGTCGTAAGAACTTTTTTCTTTTTCATTACCTACGACATTTACAAACACACCTTCGATGTTCTTGTTTACTCTACCCATAATTGCAGTTTTTGTTTTTTGTTTTAAAAATTATTTTGCCAAACAATATTGGACATCTCCTCAGATCTGTTGTTCTTGAGATGTTCAATGTACTCGAGAAACGTCATTCCGAATCCATTCGGAACATCGTGCAACCTCCTACCGACATTGAATTCGTTAATCCAATCTTGTTCCGATGGTTGATCCACGGGATACGTGCTTGTCATGATGTTAATACTCATTTGTTATGATTTAACGGTTATAAATTTTTTTATATTCCTTATCGGTCAAGAACCTGAAAGGTGAAGTAATCTTCTTACCAAGAAGCAAGAGTCCCATCACATGGTCAATTTTCTCGATGTCATCAATAAGAGCTCGATTACCCTGTGCAGGATGTTTGATGTTGTTGATTGTTGTGTACAATCTTTCTTCGATGGAATCAACTACATAAGTTGACTCGAAGGTTTCTTTTTTCTTTGCCATGGTTTTTTGTTTTTAAAATTTAGTTACGAAAAGTTTATAATCAACTGTACCGATTTCAATGAAACTAAGGTTATCCGCATTTACACTATCATTATAAATCCAATTGGGATTCTCTCTCGGATTATATTTCAACCTAACACACATGGAGTACGTGTCATACGGATCAAACCCATCAAACTTTACATCTATCGAATCACACAAGATCCATGCACAAACTGTCTTGTGTTCACCGTCAAAGATCTTCTGTGCGGTCTTCTTATTGTTCTTGAGTGTACATCCTTTCATCACGAGCTGCGTTGATGTAGGTGATACATATTCCACCTCACCAGATGGATACTGTATTTTCCATTTCATATAATTCTGACCTCGCCCAAGATTAAAACGAACTTTAATTTTCTTGCTCATGTTTTTGATCTGTGTCATACGAATAATATTAGGAGTTACAAAGATATAACAGGGATACGAATATACCAAATATATCCCTGTTATTTTTTTATATTATTGGATTACAAATTTATTTGTATCCACGAGTTTATTTCGGACCCGTTTAAATTTCAAACCGACAATGACGTTTTTATCATCTCTGTACCTCATGTCATAAAGATCTCCATTGATTACAGGACGACCCCAAAAGGTTTCGGGTACATCTTTAAAAACTACCGCCACCCTGATGTCATTGTTCAACATACTAATACAGTCCTGAAAATTAGAACCACTGTAGGAAAATGTGATATCATAATTCGGATACTTCTTTACCAACTCCAAACGTTTAGCAACCTTTGTGTAATCGTAAAATTGAACGTCAGAAAAGATCTCCAAAATATTTTGTTTGCGACCGTCAACATCTAAGTAAAATGATTCAGGTGAGATGTCACTCGTGTTATTCAGACGTACACTGAAATGAAGATCTTCATTGATCGATCTTTGCCAGGCATTATAGATCTCATCGATCATCCACTTCATAAAGAATTCTCGATGTTCAAAAAACAGTTTTGTCTTCTTGATTCGTGATGCATTAATCTTGTTCTCCTTAACGTCCATTTTATTACGCCCTGATTCATTCAAACACAATTGTGTACATTCAGGGGTCCTTTTCGGACAAACTTCGTATCCACTCATTTTAGCAGGTGCGAGATAAAGTGTGTAAACAAGTTCGTCATACTTATAAGCTTTCTCATGTTTGGTCGAATTGTTAACCATTCCGAGGTATGACAAACCTGTCAACTTCTTTGCTTGTGCAATTGATTTGTATTCCATATAATTTGATTTGTGATACAAAGATATAAATTTTATTTAATTCTACAAAATTAATCCTCAGCTTTAGCAACTTCCTGCATGTCCTCAATAAATTGTGCAACAGATTTAGGGAGTTGTTTCAGGTCATATGACTTGATCATTTTAACAGGTGAATACTCTCCCTCATTTTTCATGTGATAAAATCTATCTTCTTTAGTTAAAGGATTTGTATTAAAACCCTCATAGATCTCGAAAGTATTCTTATCAAGGTCGATAACATAAGCCCACTCACAGAACAAACTATCTGCAGCAAAATCCTCGCTATTGTTCAGCCAAATAAGTTTATCCGTGTCATCCTCATAAACCATGTTCAAAATATTTGCACCATTGTCACGAGTAAGGAGTGGATATTTTTTATGATACTTTTGTGCTTGTTCACCATTCATCCAACCATCAGAAGCGTCGATTTTTGCCAGAAAATTTTCCATCTCCTTTTGCTTCCGTGGACTCTTTTCAATAAATCGGCAACGTTCCAAAGTTTGTTTAAACTTTTCCATGTCGGAGTTCAACAAAAATTCTACAACTGTTACCCCTTGTCCTGATGGATACCCATCCCATTGTCCGTACTGTGCGATCTTGGTTTCTCCGTTTGAGATTACCATCGTGAGGTTTCTTGTTCCCATGTGTGTGTTTATTTAAAGTAAAGCAATGATTTGTTTTCTTTTATCTACGTATTTTACAAGTCGTTTGATAAATGCATCGGCACCCTGTTTGCTCTTGAAGTAAGCAAAGAATTGACAGTACTCACTATCCTCGTCCGCAGATTTAGTAAGAACTTTGTTTTCTTTAAGACGTTCAACAACATCGTAATTACTTTCGCAGTTGTCAAATGTTTCGAGTGCTCTAAGATCTGCAGTGACGGTCCAATGTTTGTCATCACTACCCTTGTACGGTTTCAAACTTTCAGCCTTAAATGATCTCCCTTCTGTTGAGAGAGAATAGAATACTTTGTCCATGGTTATAATGTTTTAGGATACAAATATACTACGTATAAATTGATAATCCAAATTTAATTTGTTAAAATTTTGTGAAGGTGAATTCACCTGTGCCGGGATTCGTTGATATTGTCTGGCAAGTCGAGTAGATCCCGTCCAACCTATTTGCCAAACAATATCCTTAGCTGTTGCTGCGCACAGTAGAAGATGAGGTAACAGCAATAAAAAACCCCCTGAAACCAGGGGGTTTTGACACTTACTAAACCATTAGAAAAAAAACCAAATGTTACTTCTTTTTCACAGTAACGATTTCGAATAGGTTCTTATAGTTGTTATTTATAATTTCATCTTGGTACATCATAGCATCATCTAATGAAAGTTTGGACTTTGATATTTCCCAATTCTTCTTTGTTTTAGATGTCCATACTTCCCAATACTTTTTCGCATCGTCTAATTTGATACGAACGAAAACTTGTTTGGAGTGATCAAACAATGCTTTTCTTTTTTCTGGTTCTACCATACGTTTGTTTTTTTGGTTATGCAAAAGTAGTGAAATATATTAAATAAACAATAAAATATTTTAAATGTTTAATTTTAGGTAAAAAAAAACTAAACAAATCTTTTATCTAATTGATTACCATTGTCATACGAATTGCCAAACAACTTGTGCGATCGGATTTCCCGCTGCGGGTTTTAGGTAATACAAATAAAAAGGGACACCTTTCGGTGCCCCTCTGTTCTTACTAACACTATTCACAACAAACTTAAATCAAACGAAGATTCAACTTCTCATTTTCCCTACGGCGATAATTGTAAATGTCCTCAATCATCACAGAGTAAGCTCTCTTATCACCGCAAAGATGAATTGAACCCGGACGAAGTTTAACCTTATGGATAAATTCATCAAACTTAAATCCCTTCTTCTTCTCGGCAATAGTGAGAATTGCTCTCACAAAGTTTGACTTATTGTACCCCTTTTCAAAGTAAGGTTTAATTTCAAGAAGGTGATTTGCCCACTTCTCAGCGGTTTTCACACTTGCGATATTAAACTTACCTTTTTGGAATTGCTCCGTACTTGGATGCTTTGTTCCGCTATTTTGCAGAAGCATCATTCTTTCGGTAAGTGAGAACATTGGGTACTTATCACCAAACTCTTGGAGAATTTGGAAGTTCTCATTTCCCATTTCGGAGTAACCATGAATATAATCGTTCTTACGAACTTTCTTCTTCCACATATTATATTTGAGGAAGGCGTCAAAGATACCCTTTTTGGTGAGAGGAATTTCCTCATCAATTACATAATACACACCAACACCCGCGAGTCTTGCTGCGGACAATCTATGTTGTCCATCGGCAGTCCAATGAACACCATTCTTATCTTTTCTTGTTACAACAATAGGTTCAGTATAACGAAACCCATTGACCTTCATGTCATCAGCGATTTCACGAATTTGGTTTTGAGATTGAGAATCCGTGATTTCACGATTAACTTTTACGAGTTGAAATCTATCAAGATTCGTTTCGTAGAGAATACTTTTATTCTTACTCATAGTAAGTGATGTTCAGAACACCTGTCCCCGTGTTTGTTGTGAATTTGTTTACGAGTACAAATATATAACATTAATAACTCCAATCCAAATTTATTTTTTTATATTCTGTTAAAATAATGTTAAGGTAATACAAATGATATCTTGATGACACCAGTCTGATCGCCTGGGCTGCCTGGGCAATGTTGTTTGGCAAATTGATCTACTCGAGATCTCCTCACTGTTAATTGCCAAACAAATTTCGTAATCCGATGACGATCGTCAACATCTTGGAAATAAAAAAGGGAGATACGAAATGTATCTCCCAAACAAAACACCAAACACAGATTATGAACAACTAATAAAATATAGTTATATTATTTCAATAAATCAAGTGTACTATCAATCAAATAGTTTTGAATGTACAATAATCTTCTAAACGATCTAATGAAATTCTACCATAGTTTGTTGAACTATAATAACCTTGAACGGAATACCTTTGTTTCCATTTGTTGAAGGACTCCATCATTTGTTTCTTTGATGGATATGTCCACTTGTCGAACTCAATAGTAAAACCATCGGGTGACAATACTTGATACTTTTTATTTTTCATCTTCTTGTGTTTTAATAATTGTTTGTGAATATTCAACCTCAATTCGTGTATCCATATGTTGCATACCACTATATCGGTTTTGTCTATGAATTTCGACAACCGAATGTCCACCAAATGGTTTCCATCCTTCTTGAATAAATTCATTTACTTTTCTTGTCAGTTCTTCGGGAGAACGTGATGATACGATTTTGTATTCCATTGTTATTAATTTAGATTACAAATATACAACGAATAAATTAATATTCCAAATAATAATTGTTAAAAATTTGTGAAGGAAATCAATGGTTTCAGCCGATCTGATTCGGCGCCAATATTGTTTGGCAAGTGAATATGGTCGTCCAACCTATTTGCCAAACAATATCCTTAGCTCACGGTACCACTCGTACCCGAAGTACCCGAAGTACCCGAAGTACCCGAAGTACCCGATCTGTTTGCCAAACAAATTACAATCTGTTGCACATGCGTTGCAGCCAAATTGCACAAAACAAAAAACCCCAGCAAGTGCTGGGGTAAATCAAAAACACTATGAAAACAAAACTAACTTTCCAACTCCAAAAGAGTTTTATATTCTTCTTCGGTAAGGTGTCGTGTATTTTCACTTCTTACTCCTTCCTTCTTCTTAATCAAAATACAATCACCTTGCCTAACAATCTTTTCAATACAACCCTTTGGAATATCAGTTTGAATTGTCCAAGCAATTGCGTCAATTGCCGTGATTTTACTTCCATAATCATCTTCACTACTATACCAACGATTTGTTGTTCTGTTATCGTTTGTTTCAAACACACTACGGGCGTCAATCCAAATCATATACTCTCTATCGGTTGAGGTGTCTTTACACTTTACATAATAAACTGGTTGTGGTTTCCGCCAAGCGTTCTCAACTCCTTTACTCCAAACATCGCCATCTACTTTGTAAAGTTCATAAGTATCGTTGAACTCTTTTGTAATCAACTCACCACTTTGAGTTACCCAAGTAGTTTGTTTCTTCAAAGTTTCCTTATCAATCAATTTAGGTTTGACTTCTTTAACCAATCTTTCCAATCCAAGACAACCAACCGCCACTCGTCTCTGTTCTGTATTACGAAACAATGTGGCAATTTCTTTGAAGGTCATTGGAACAATATCGTTCCAAATATCTTCAATCTCTTTCATTGGACATTCGTTATATTTCAATTTCAAAAGGCGACAACCTTCGTTGTACGGAAATTCAATGTTGTTGATAATAATTTTCATTTGTTTTGTTTTTAATTGTTTTTAATCTTCGCTTGGTCTGTAAATAGTAAAACTGCGACTGACTTGAATTGTAATACCTTTCTTTGTGAACTCCATATCTGTTTCACTATTTTCCAAGTTAGTAGTCCAATTAAACCACTCACTCGCCTCGCCATTAGTATCTTCGTTTGTGAAAGTATGAGTGTCGGCTTCATATTCAAACTTTTTCAAAAGTTTATCAATGATATTAGCTTCATCATTGTTAATCACACAATCAATTTTGTAATTAACATTCTTCTCGCCATCACCGCCATTCATACTACCAATCTTTGATTGTAATACTTCCTTTTCTTCTTTACTCAAAACAACTTCAAAAGTATCAGTAAAGGTTTCACTAAACTCAGCCTGAGCGTCTTTGTGATAATCAAAGTCAGGTTCATCTTCATCATCATTAAATGTAATGATAACCTTACCAGCTTCACCCATATAGTAGCCATCACTATTCACATAGAACTCCACACGCTTAAACACTTCGTCCTCAAAGAAATTTTTAAGTTCTTCTGTTTTCTTATTACTAATCTTCTTTGCTTTACTATCGTAAAAATTAAATTCATAGTCGTTCATACTATCGCCACCAGCGGAAAATTCCATTTCACACTCAGCGACTTTTGCTTCTTTCCAAAGCAACATTTCGGGGGTAAGTTTCAAGTTTTCAGTTTGCATGAATTTTGTTATTAAGTTGTTGAACAATAAGTTTTCCTTCTTCGGTATCAAGTTCTTTTACTCCATTACACATCCAGGGTTGGACTTCCAAATGTTTCAAATAATCTTGTGGTGTTGGTACGAACTTCATACGAAAGTCCTCTGCGATATGTAACATCGCCACATCAACTACATCAACACTTTTGCCATCACTATTAGTGATATTGTAACCAAAAATTTTTGGTACAATAGTATAAGCGAACCAAGTGTTATGAGTAAGGAGCCGTGAACTATTATTGTTCATTGTCGCTTTTGGACTATCAATCAATTCGTGGATAGCGAGGTAATCTTCTACTTTACCACCCCAACGCTTGACCGAAGATTTTGAATGAATGAGAGGATTTGCCATAGTGTTTTGTTTTGTTGGTTAATCCCAAACTCTTTCAATAGTTTGTGTAAATGGATTGTACTCAACTTGTTTTCCCATTGACCACTCACCTTTTTCAATTTTCAATGTTTGGTGTTCATTACTGAATGAGCCGTCAGGTTGTTCGTGTTTCAACAAACTATCTTTTGTTACAACCAGATCAGTAAATTCGGTTTCCGTTTCATCAATTTTGAAATCACCATACAAAGTGTGTTGATTTACTCCTTCACCTTTGAGGAGCGTGTGTTTCTTTTTTGCTTTCATTGTTTAATAATTTAGAATACAAATATAAAGATAATAAATGAATAAAACAAATTTATTTTGTTAAAATTTTGTGAAGGAAGAAGACAGGTGTGGCCCAGTTTTGATATTGTCTGGCAACCCCTTCCACATCTGTCCCCCTGTCATACGAATCTTTGCCAAACAATATCGGCGCATGCGCGCGCTGCGATCGACAGCAACTTCAGAGCAAAAAAAAGCCCCTCGTAGAAACGAGAGGCGTGGTTAAAAAGATTAACCTAAACCAACATCTTATGTCTTACACCAGTTGAGCCAAGTCATTAAAGATTTCAAGTTCTCTTTTACCATACACATTAAACATCTTCTCATCAGACCTATCATCTTTTGAAACCGAATGTGTAGTGTATTTTGTTACGCCACTAAACAATCCCCAAAGGTTCTCACCCTTTGTTCTCAATTCACCATTAAGGTCAATATAAAAGCGAGAGAGTTTGTTACGAGTAACGGTTGGAATAGCGTCCTCATTTTTCAAATCAATTTCTTTTTTGATATTGAAAAGTTTTCTAATCACATTATCTTGAATAGCGTCATCAAATCTTGTTTCGCTAAACCTAACAATGTTATCAAATACATAACGTTCTTCAACCAATGCGTTATCCAATCTGCGACAAATTTCGTCAATCCTCACATTCATATTTTTGGTATGACGAACCTTTGTTTCCAATTCACGAAAAGCTGCGAAGAATTTATTTTGACAACTAATCGTAATGTTACTGGGTCCAAAAGCAAGTGAAGTTGAGCCGTCAAATGAATTAATGCCAGTCAAATATCCTTCAATCCTATCATTACCAAGAGTGAGGTTATTTGATTTAAGTTGAATGAATACGCGAGCACCTTCTTTGAAGTGTCCACCATTTTTAATCTCCAATCCACTACGTTGAGAAACTTTGTCAAGAAGTTCAATCAGCTCATAGTTCTGAAAAGGGAAATACTCATCACTACGAATAGACAAAGGAACATTCGTATCATCACGAATAATTGCTTTTTGTCCAGGAATTTCAATTCCGCTTTCAGTAACTACATTTTCTGTTCTTACTTTCCAATTAAGACCAGTTTTTTCCAACAGTTCAATAAGTTGTTCGTTCATATAAATTTGATTTAGGATACAAAGATATATCATTTATATTCCTTTTCCAAATTATTTTGAATCTTTTTTTCAGGATCTGCCGGCGTATCCCAATGTTGTTTGGCAAATGTAATACCTCGACTCAAGAAAATTTGTTCCGAACCACTTGCCAAACAATATCAAGCCAGAGCAGCGCTTCTGGTGCAACTGGCACTTCTGAAGCAGCGCTTCTGGTAGATGTAGTACATCTTGCCAGACAAGATCGAGAGCTTTGCGCTAAACTGTATCCTGAACAGCAAAAAAAATCCCCGACTTTCGCCGAGGACCTTTCTAAACTAAAACACAGAACCTACACTTTCTCCATTTCATTCTTCATGTAATACTCCACCATACCTTTCGCTTCACCCATACAATCTTCTTCACCATAATAACCCCAACAACTATCCAATTCCTTTTTGTGTTCGTGTCCGTGGTCACATTCACTTACTTCATATACTTTGTAACCATAAACGTCACCCGTAAGGTATTGGTCATACGTTTCAACTTCACCTTTAAGGTATTGTTCAATTTTACTTTCATCAATCCCATCTTTCTTCACTTTGTCTTTTGATACAAAGATCCAACCAACTTGTCCACTATCCCAACGACAACTAAAACCCGTTGTGTTCATTGTAATACCCGAGTGGTCATAAAGATACAAAGGTAAGATAGTGTGTACATTTTCTTGTTTAATAATTTCTTCTTTCATTTCCTCCCACCCGTCGTAATTGCCAGAACAATAGTCGTGTTTATCACCCAGATCATATCTTCGATGAAAACATACCATTGTACCCAAGTTATCCCATTCCCGAGGACTTTCAGGACTTTGGTCAGGGTAAATTTCAATAAGATACTTTCCGATTCTTTCAGTGTTTACTGTTTCCATTGTGTTTAGTATTAGTAGTTAAAAATAAGGTCAGATACCATTCTTTGTACATTCGGTACGGTTACACAAAGATTATCCCTTGTATTACCCCATTGTTCCCATTCACCTTGTTTGTCAATACAGAACATTGTTTTGGTACCATCAGTCAATTTGAAGTACCCCTTAATTTCTTTACCAATTTTGGTAAGTTTCGTTGTTTTTACTTTTGTTGTCATGTGTTTAAAATTTAGAATTCAAATATACAACTAATAAAATGATATTCCAAAAAATAATTGTTAAGATTATCATAATACATCCAAGATCCCTGAAGACGCCAGATAATATTGTTTGGCAATTCACACCAAGACATCTTGAGTCTCGATCTACATTTGCCAAACAAGATTCAACATCCGGAGAACCTGATGTCCCACTCGTACCCGAAGTACCCGAAATAAAAAACCCCCGATTAATTCGAGGGTTCTTCAATATCACAATGTTCTTTACATTCGGAACATATTGGGTCTTCGGTGTTCCACACTTCAGCCCCACAACAAGTACTAACATTCATGTTATAATTTTTAAATAGTGTAACAATATCCTCTAACAACTTCACAAACATTCTTCATTGTTTTTTCTTTAAGTTTGGGGTATTGTGTTAATTGTTTTTTTAATTTCTTAATTTCTTTTTCAATTTTAGTATGTCTATTAGACATCATAATAATTAAAACATTTTCTCTATCGGCGGTATCACCATCACCCCAATAATCAGTATCTACAATTTCAAGGTACTCATCAATACCGACATTAATTTCTTTATCGGTAAAAAAATTGGTCATCTCACCTTTACCATAAAACATTTTAACGTAATCAAAAAAACTTTTTCTCTCGGTGTTGTTTAATTTCATATAGTTTATTTAGTAGTTATCGTGTAATAGTTTCTCTATCTTATCCCACTCTTTCATTGGGAGAGGTTTTAATATTCCTTCATTAACGTGATTAACACAAATCGCCGAACCAATATCATACGGGTCTTGTGTCAGTACATCATAAGTTTCTTCACCATTGATACTAACACGATATACCACAAAATTGGTTTTCTCAACTTCAACTTGATTTTTCATAGTGGTTTAAGTTTAGGATACAAATATACAATGTATATTGTTAATGTGGTGTTAAAGATCGTTAAAGTTTTGTTATGAAATTTAACCCGTGGTGTGACACGATTTGCCAAACAATTTCCAACTGGAGACGACTCAGGAATTCTTTGGACAAAAAAAACCCCTGACTTTCGTCAAGGGTTAGGGGGATTGGGGGGAACTTGTTAGTTCCATTCAAACTTGATTGGTTCGAGGTCTTTAAGTTCGTGGTCATCAAACTCTCCGTCTTCTGGTTCATTGAAGAAACGAAACAACACATTCATCTTTTCGTTCTCCCAAAAAACTCGGACTTCGGTTCGGTGTTCGGAAACGTAAAAGTTTTCCAACTTTTCCAATTCCTTAACAAACTTGTTCACATCATCATAGTAAACGTCATCAGAAAAATCTTGTCCGTCCACTTCGAAGGTGTCAATGGTTTCACATTGTCCGTCATAGTCAAGTGTGAATTCGAGGTACATTTCATTGTAAATCATAATGTATTAATTTAGAATACAAATATACAATGTATATTGTTAAAAAAATCACAACGATTGTAAAAGTTTTGTTAAGAAGATATACCCTGAAATCACCCTGATCCGGAATCTTTATGTTGTCTGGCAACTCCCGTCAAGAGATCTTGAGTCTCCATCTGTATTTGCCAGACAATTTACAACTGGAGACTCGGTGGTCCAGGTGGACAAAAAAAATCCCTAACCTTACGGGGTTAGGGATTCATACCTAAATTTTCCTTCTACTCATTTTCATCACTCCACTTCTCATAGACCTCATCAAACAATTCATTTTTGAGTTGGTCAATAGTGTACCCACTTTCGATACACTCTTCTACCCACTCATCACTTTCGGTGATTCCTTCCCAAGACTCGTGTGGTGGAAGACCCATGTTGGATTCAGTTTGAATGTGGTCGTAAATTCTCTCTTTTACTTCTTCGATTGAAAGTTTCATGTGATTTAATTTAGAATTCAAATATACAATGTATAATGTTAATACAATGTTAAGGTTGTTAATTAGTAACGTACTCGTTGTTTTTTGTTACCGACATTCCACTATGAATAAATTCGGTCAAATGATTAAGGAACTTTTGATACAACTCGTTGTCAAACTGAATTGTGGGTTCTTTGTCTTCCAACTCTACATCATCAAACAAACTCTCGTTTTGGTCTTGACAATGTGTAAGTACCATGTGATTAAAATCACTACCATTCCACTCGTAGTTAATACAACTATCAATGTGGTTTTCAATAATGTCTTTGATTTCTTTTCTAATAATTTCGTTTACCATAATTTTTAATTTAGGATACAAATATACATTGGATATCGTTAATGTGGTGTTAACGTAATACGAATGTTGTGTTAAGAACCTGATGACCCCAGAATCCAGGATCGAGATAAATTTGTTTGGCAAACAGACCAGTCTTCCTCAAGATGTCATACGAATTTGCCAATCAAGATCTGCGCCTGAACCAGATTCCTGATCTTCCTGAAAATAAAAAACCCCCTCGTAGAAACGAAGGGGTTTATAACCAAAACCTATTCACCTATGAAAAATATAACCTATCGTGATTGTATTGAACGATAGGGTTTGTATCACAAAGAATACCATACTCGTCTTTTACATTTTCATAAACTTCTTCCAAAGGTTTATCAATGTGTTTACCGACAATTTCAGAAAATGTATAGTTGGAACTTGAAACCTGACTTTGTGTAATACCTCTAAAACCACACATCATACTTTCCCCCACTTCACTAATGAACATACCACTATAAAACCCCTCCAAGTCATACTTCTCAACGAACTTATCAGAGTTACACCAAATAAAGATATTTTCTTTACCTCTCAAATACTGAACTGTGTTACTATTGATAACAAGTCCACAATTATTGAACTGACCTACACCAAACAAACCAACGGGACAACCATGTCCACACATAATAATACGATTGTGTGTTTTGATTTCCTCAACAACATCATTGTAAGTACAACCACCCGTAAT